GCTGCTTTTTCTTGTAACATACCTATTCTTTGCTTAACTAAAGGGTTAGCTTCTGAATCTAGTAAGTAACCAGCACGAGTAGCGTTTTTCTCACTGTACCCTGCGTCTATTGCAGCGTCTTTCTTCTTCATACCTTTAGCTACGTTTTGGGCGTATTTTTCCTGCTTAGGAGTTAGCTTCTTTTTTTCTTTTGTCATCTCTTTTGTTTTTTGCACCTATTTTATAATCTTCTCTTCTTTGCGTATGCTGGTATTTCCTACTTTGTAGTGTTGTGTAACTAATATCATGAGCGTCATCGTAAGCTCGTTTAAATTCTTTTAGTCCGTCAAACACGACCTTATATTCATAATCTTCTCTAGCTCTTAAATTAGCTTCGTGGTTTTGTATAGCGATATCAAGTATTTCATCGTCAACGTGGAAGTCTGAGACTAAGTGGTCACTAGAACCCATAAACAATACTTCATCTTTTTTAATTGAACCAGCTGTTGTAAAAGACCTAGGACCACCATTCATATCTTTATGAATACCCTTATACATTTCCATATTCTTTTTTGTTTGTACTTTTTTACTGCAAACCTTACCGCATGTTCTATATCTGGTTACAGTATTAGTACACCCTGGACCAGCACATATTGTCATTCTGTTCTCCATACTCTTAGGTATTTATCACCGTCTTCATACACAGTACGGGAAGTCAATATCTTACCATTACGAGTACCATAAGCAGACGCAGCAGTTCTAAACCTGACTACTTCTTTTTCGCTATCGTAAGCAATAGCCATGCTATCTCCTACATCTAACTTATAGAAATGATACTTCTGTTTATAGTTGTTAGCTTTATCGGGTAAGGGTATGTCCGAAGTTATCTCCACACTACTTACCGTTCACCGATAGAGAGCCACCTTTCCAAAAGTAAGCGTCTTGGTGTTGAGGGTGGTCAGGTCTTTTGAATACGTAGATAGTATCTGGGTTATATCTCATGTCAACTAAATTACACGCGTCCTCAATCATACTTTCTTCGTAACATAAAATTTCTTCACGGTCATCTAAAGACTTACTACCATAACTCACTACCCAATGAGGGTCAAGAGCATGGTTAGCCGAATAAATCATTCTTATATCTTCACTCATATATTACTCCTATATAAATATATAGTATATATAGTATATACCATCAGTAGGTAAGTAAATGATTTTGTTAATATATTTAAGGGGGTTTACGCCTTGATTTAGTAACTAAAGCCTTAGTACCTAATACTTAAATCAAGGGCTTAAAACGGCTCACAGTAAGCCTAAACTAGGAATTTTTAGTTATATAACCTAGCTTTATATCATACTTAATATCATTAAGAGTTAGCACACCTCTATCTAATACTTTTTGTATACTCGGCTTACCTATGTAACTCAATAACCTTTTTTTATTCTTTTGGCTCATTGGTACTTTATCTGTACGTATTAATATCTGGGTAGTATCGTAAGGGTCACGACCACGCACAGTTGTACAGTAGTTGTTAGGTTTAGGTATGTCTACCTTATGGTTTTTATATAGATTTTTCATATCATCCTCGGTTATATGTTTAGCCTTTTTCATTAATACTTTGTATAAAGCAAACTGCCCACATTTAGCAGTATCAAACTTTTTAGCTTTACCTGTGTATTCTTTATACCAACGCTCAGCTTGGGGTACACCTAAAGAAGGAGACATTTTCATAGGGTCACCTATATAAATACCACCGCCTTTTACTTTATGCATCTCAGTCATATTGAACTTCATTACCCGACTAGGTAAGTCAGGTAAAAAGTATACAAAGTGTGTGCTATACGCTGGGTGCATCTTTCTTAGTAGCTATGGTAAAGTGTTCATATATACCCGCTTCTACTAGCTGGTCGTATGCATCTTTTTTACTTTTCTTAAGCCCGTAAAAGTATTCTTTTAATACCCCGAAACTAGAGATTCTAGTAAACTTAAGACCACTTGACTTAGCTTCTAGTTTTAGCCCTATTAAAGCTGTAGCCATACGCATATTATGCATGTCCTCTAAATAGTAACCACCCTCGTCTGCAGCTTTCCAAACCTCACCGTTTAATTCTAACATAGTTTTCTCCTTTAAATTAACTATATTAATTAAACTATAGGTCGCTAGTCAATACTAGCATAGTCTAATTAAAGTTACCAGCTAGGTTGATCGTCGTACTTACCTTTTATTAGCCTAACGTTCTTTGAATTTAACCAGCCTCTAAGTTCCTGGCTTCTTTCTTTACTGGTGGTATCTTTCTTGGTATATATCTCTGCTTTTTTATCCATAAACATTTTATACCCAGTGTAATAGTCACCGTCTCCTAATTCACTGAACCTAACAATCTGCCATGCACGTGCTTTAGTAACACCAAACTCGTATCCTATTTCCTCAAGAGTCTTACCTTCCTTTGAACTCATGACTATTTCAGAATACATCTCTTCTTTTTCTATACGTCTACTCATTTAAAAAACTCCTTATAATGAACTGTTGCTTCTCCCCAACTTCTACCTATTTCTGCATCAACTTTATTGGGAACACATAAAGGTGTACAGTCCGCCATTACCTGCATGATAAGTTCACACTGGTCAGGGTCGGTAACTGAAATATCTAATTCATCGTGTACTTGGGTATGTGGTAAAATACCTTCTTTGTACAAGTCAATCATTGCTTGCTTAGTCATATCTGCTGCTGAGCCTTGTATTAATCTATTCATAGCTTTATAGGTGAAAGCTCTTTTAACTTGACTACCATACTCAGTAACAGCTTTTTCATAAGGGTAGGCTGGTTGTCTATCATTCATAGGCTCGTAAAGATTAAACCTACATTTACGCCCAGCTATAGTGGTTATATATCCACGGTTAGCCCCAAGCCTGGCACATTGATCACGTAACCCTTTGATAAAAGGTACTCTTTTATGATAGGTGTCAAATAGTAACTCTGCTTCCTGCATAGATAGGTCTAGCTGTTTTACTAGCTTATCTTTACCCATCCCGTAACTTAGCCCTAAGTTAATTATCTTAGCTTCTTTACGGCTTATGTTAGCCATATCTGCTACTACCTGATGAAAGTCAGCATCCCTATTACGGTAAGCATCAACTGCTTCTTCTGCCCCTTCTTGCTCGGTAGCTGAAGCGTAATGTACTGTTAGTCTAGGTTCTTGTTGAGAGTAATCAAAGCAACCCCAGTAATGGTCTTTTTCAGGTATAAAGATACTACGAATTAATGGACCAATATCCTCATTACGAGCGGGTACTTGTTGTAAGTTAGGGTTACTACTACTGAACCTACCTGTTACTGTACCACCACGGTCACTACGTAAAGGATGAAGTTCTCCATGTATTCTACCACCCACACTATGCTCTAGTATCATCTTATCTATAAAGGTAGTCCTAGCTTTATTTAGCTTACGTGCTCTTACTATGTTGTTAGCTAACTTATGGTCATGAGCTTCTAACCAGTCACCAGCAAAAGATGGTGCGTTAGTCTTAGGTGTACGTGGGTAACTTAATCCTGCCCTATCAAATACTGTAGCTATAGACTGTGCTGCCCATAGGTCAGGCTTCATACCGAACTCTTTATGGATAGAAGTTAGTATGGTGTCTTCTTCTTTCTTTAGTTTTTTACTCACCCTTTCTGCTACGTCAAGGTCAACAGGTACGCCTTTATATCTCATGTCAAGTAAGATAGGTATTAGAGCAGTCTCTAAGTCATATATCTTGGTAACGTTTTCTGCTTTAAGTAACTCTTTAAATACTCCCCATAACTTTAAGGTAAGTGCTGCGTCTTGCTCACCGTATGGACCAACATATCTAGCAGGTAACTTATACATCTCACTCTTAGGATTTAACCCATAAGCTTCTGCTGCTTGAGTAAGTAAAGTTTCATCTTTATTCTCACCACAATATTTTTTACCTAGATTATTTAATGAGTAACTATATTGATTCTCATCTATTAAAGGAGCAGCGAACATAGTGTCTTGTATCTTACCTTTGACTTCTATACCATAGCGTTTAAGCCAACCCATATCGTATAAAGAATTATGGAATACTTTGTCGTTACCGTAACTCATCTGTTTAGTCATCCATTTGATAACTAGGTTTTTATCCAAGTTACCACCACCCTCGTGCTGTATAGGAAAATATAAACTAAAGTCTTTAGTGGCTATGGCTATACCTGTGATATAACCAGCGTCTGGGAATGCCCAAGATGGACCATGAGACATTAATAATGGGTCATAGGTCTCTAGGTCTATAGCTACTTCACTGTATCCACTCAGGTCAGGTAGACTACTCGGGGGTGTCCAATCCACCTCAGGCAAAAATAAACTTACTTGTCTCGGCATACTCTATTCCTTAACTCGGTTGAGCTAAACTGATGTGCTCGTTTATTAAAGTGTACTTTTTTAATACCGAACTCTTTACGTCCGGAAAAAGGTTTCTTGTAATACTCGTCACCTATTATTCTTATGTCCCACTGTACGCCCCTTAATATATTAAGTAGGTCGTCTTCTCTTTCGTAAACTAGTATGTCGTCAACATATCTACACGCCTTAACTTGAATCTGTCTTTCAACTATGTTTTGTATTGGTGTGTTTTTCTTAGGTCTATCTATACTAGGGTCTTTTTGAATACACACGGTTAGGTGATCACACACCGTTTTAGCCTCAGCTAACATAAGTATATGACCAGCATGGAACAAATCAAAAGCACCAAATGTTATACCCTTAATCATTACTAGCTAAATGCCCTTCGACTAACAATAAATATCTACGTAAGTCACGTATGTCATCTAATATGCCGTCACTACTAGGGTCTTGTTTAATAG